TGCTCCTTGAGAATCAGAAGTACATCTAATTGCTAGAGGATTTTCCCATTTGCCGTCACTCAACCTCATCATATATTTTGCTGGGTAATCTATAGTTGCTTCTTCACCTAAAAATATTCTGAAGAAAAGTTTATGTCCTTCGGAAGTTCCCTTAGCTGCATATAAATCCCTAATGTGTTTTATAAGATTTCTCTTAGATACTCCACTTGCAAGAGATAGAGGGATAGAGTTCATGAAGGAATCTTTGAAAGCTGAAAGGAAATGGTCAACAGTATTATCTGGATTTGCGTATTCTAATAACTGTTGAATATTTTGGACAGGGTTTGCACGATATTTTTTAAGGGTAGTAGTAGCATTACTACTTCCCCCCGTAATAGTTTCACCCTCAATAAACTTTTGGTTAGCAGTAATAAACAACTGTTCATTATCATCCACCAATATTGTGGCAGTAGCCTTACTTGTCACTCCCGTAATAGTTTCACCAATATCAAATTTACCAGTGGTTCCGCTACCACTTTCAAAAACAATTCTATCTGCTCCATTTGAGCCAGATATGTCAGTAGCATCTAATACCAAATAATTATCTGATAATGTTTCTAATAAAATTTGGTCTATAGTACCATCAATAGTTATCTGAGCAGATTCAAGAAACTTATAATACTGTTTAAGAAACTCAACAAATATTGGATGGTCAGACTGAATATAATCAGGAACCTGTCCATCTATAAGAGGAGATATCTTTGTATTAAATTCACTATCAAAAGGCATTTTTTAGTAACCAATTCCTGTTGCGTCTACTGTTGATGAGGAAGCAGCAAACTGAGAAGCACCACCTTCATCACCCACAGCAATTGTGTCAACTCCACCTGTAACTTTAGTATTAATAGTGTCAATTTCAAGTATCTGATTTCTTAATGCAACAATATCATTTGATCTTGGGAGAACAGTTATGCGAATACTAGTAGAGGCCAAACCATCTACAAGGGAAATTGTTGATATTGATATATTACCAATAGCTATAGCACCACTATTATAGTTAACAGTTCCAGCTGACTCATTAACGTAATTTCTAGTTGAACCTGTTAGATAATACATCCTAAGATTACCAATTCCATCGTCATCAAAGAAAAGTTCATTTGTATTACCCGTAATATGAAATCCTGTAGAAGTTAATATACCACCATCAAGACTGTTATGACCAGCATGAGGATTGTATAATGCATTATTAAAATATGTGTTATATGACCTAGCCTCTCCAAGCAATGGAACAACATATTTTGCAAGTCTAGGAATAATTGAACTACTAGTAATTGCTGGGTCTGTATTATCAACAATGCTCAATAATTTTGAATGTCTTAATATTGCATCAAACTTAACAAGTTCCGTAGTATTATAATTTGATATAGATTGAACAACCTCACTTACAATTGTATCCTTCGCCTTTGTCGTGATAGTAGAGTTATATTTAAAGTTGCATGTTAATAATATATAAGTAAAATCTGGATCAACAATAATAGGAGAAATTGAAGCAACAGTATATTTTGATAAATCACTAACTAGGTTTGATTTATCAATTTGAGTTAAATTTGTTCCAAGACCATTCCTAACAGAAATAAATACCTTACCATATTCTGGTGTAGAAACAACTCCAAGACTAGGATCAAAGGAACCATTCTCTCCACCGAACACTTGAACGGCAGTAGCGTTGGGATATAATTTTTGAACATAAACTTTATAGTCATTAGTTGTAACGCACCGGCCTTGTGCAGCATAGTCTAACGGAGCGGATAATTTTATAGACTGAACACTTTCTGAGTTAGCTCCATCAGCAGCTACTTCAACGGTTGTTACACTAATATTAGTAACCGTATTAATTGCTCCAGAATTTGTGAATGCAAATGCGCCATTTGCTTCGGCAACATTAGTAACCACATACTTCAATATAACAATATTACCATCATTAACTTTCTTACTAACAACTCCATCACCAAAATAAATTTCGTATTGACCATCTTCAACTTCTTGTAAGTAGTATACTGGGCTGGTGCCAGTTAATTGAGTGATGTCAGTTGCCTTATTATATACTAATGTAGTCGAATCAGATGATGAGTTTTGTACCGTTACCGCAAGGGTAGTTGTATCTGCAACATTACTATTCAACAAATATCTCTGATTGACGTTTGTACTGTCAACCGTATATCTAGTTGTAACATATGTTCCCTCATAGATTGGGATATCGTTAAAGAATATTCCGTTACCAAGTTGAGATGAAGTATAAGAGGATGTGGTCACAAATTGATATGTAACATTATCAATAGTTGTATTGAATACTTGGCCAGCATTCATTGTTGCTGTACCTAAAGTGGTATCGTTTAGTTGTACATTAATCTTTGCTACTGGAGCTCTAACTGAACTTGTTTCGTACCCTAAAGTTTTAGCGTGAGATACAACACTAGAACGTAGCGCTGCACTGTCAATGAACATTTCATTTGCAAGCATGTTTGCGTGAAATCCAAGGTAGTGAGTGTTATATGCTAATACATCTAATAGTGCGCTGATACCAGAACCCTCAAAATCATAATCAGTAAACTGGTCTTGATTTTTCATAAAAGTTTTGAGATTGGTTTTGACTGTATCAAAATCAAGACCCGATATCTCTAATTTTTGATTATTTGCCATTATCGCAATACCTCCAGTAGTATGTTTAAGGATACTAATTCTGACGGAGCATTCACTATTGTGAAATTAATGGTCAAATCATATGAATTACTATCTAATTTTGGTATAATATCAACACCAATAGTTCTTGCCCTTGGTTCATAGTTTGCAATAACATCCTCACACGCTTGTGATAATGCAATGGAAGTTAGTGGACTTGCATTTTCAAACAATAATCCCCTAACACCGCATCCTATCTCTGGGTGAAAAGGTTTTTCATAAAAATTTGTGAGTATCAAATTTCTCACAGATCGTTTCACAGCAGTTGCGTTAGTTATAACATTAACATCCCTGTCTCTCGACCTCTTAGTAAAAAACATATCCAAATCTTTATACTGACGGACATTCGAGCGAGAATTATTAATTCCTTCAGCATCCCTTAGAGCAGTTAAATCTCTAAAACTCTGTGTTTTTTCTACTGTGGCCATTACTACTCCAAGTTTGTTTTTATTATTTATAAAGAATTAGATAGGTTATTAATTAATCACCTACATTAACATTAGGACTTCCAGAAGAAGTAACTGGAGCACAGTGCGGTGAAATTGGGCATAAATTATCTGCTGCTGACCCATCTGGTGTATTATTAACCACTGCTATTCCATTAATAAAAACTTTATTACTACCAGCAATAAGTCCGCCGCCACCATGACTATCTGGATCACCATTTACAGCTATCAATAGACTATTGGCAAAAACTGTTGTTTGACCCCCTACAACAGTTGTGGCGCCGCATACTCTCGTATCACTATGTCTATGTACTGCTACCATCTTATGGGTTCAACTCAATTTTATCACCTTCGATGGTTACAATACCTGTAGATGTATGATCCCATGTTGTTCCAGTAGTACCATTCATGGCGGTTCCTATTGTATAAACCCAAGAAGTACCAGTTGTTATATTCCAAAAAGTACCAGTTGTTAGTTTAGTGGATAGTCCTGTAGACTTAGTATCTGTTCCAGCTATAGTAGTACTTCTACCGTGAGCTGATGTAAGTGTTCCATAAGTCTCTGTCACATTACGCAATACTGTATCGTTAGTGCTACCCGTAACAAGCCTTGTATGAAAGTGTTTGTCTCTGGTTGTACCATATGTCTCAATAACATTTGTTTCAACTGTTTGCTCTCGTTCTCCTTTAATAAGTGATACATGATTACCACCAATTGTTTCATGAGCATTACCACCAATTGTTTCATACTTGTTGCCGTCAACCTGTATGTTCCAATCACCCTTGATGTAGGTCTTACAATTAGACTCGATAGTCAGATTTACATCACCCTTGATATTTACAAAGTTGGTTCCCGCAATAATCTCATAGTTGTTTCCAACAACTCTCGTATGTTTAGTTCCATCAGCGTCAATCTCATAGAAGGTTCCAGATGTGTGATATTCATGAATACGTTCTGAGCCTGGCGTGTCATCAAATTCTTTAATATGACCGCTCTCTGATTCAAAGACATGGTTATATGGATACTTCGCTGCGTATCGTGGACGGCCATTCTTATTAACATCGGTTGTACGAGGTTCATTCCACTTCTCATTTGTAAGAGTGGGGTCATCCTTATTCATTAACGGATTAATTTTATCTTCGGTACGGCTTGCATCAACGGTTTGAGGCCCACCAGCAGCAGGAATAGGATGAGATGCTGTATCATTTATATCACTGTTCTCATTCATGAAAGATATACGGGGATTAACGTTTGGTCCAGTAGATTTACCGGCCATCGTGGAATATAAACCGGCGTTATCAAGAAACACATCATCTTTCTTAACTCGATTTCCGTAGATATCAATACCACTATTTCTTGGGATATCGTCACTAGAAAATGGGTCTGCTTCGCTAGGGGTTTGGTCAGAATGAGGAAGCATAACATATGAGGTATATGCATTATCCTTTGCAAGTAATACACCGTGGCCAGAGCCTCTTGCAAGTCTATTAGTATCAGACTCACCAAAGGTATGACCAGAGGCTCTGGAGAATACTCCGTCCTTATCATCCTTACCGTTAACAAATCCACCTAGTGGATATGGGCCATAAGATTCTTTCCCATAGTCTGGCCGAACTTCCTTCTTTATTTCACCTTCAATCTCACCACCAATATCCTTTAACCTATCG